CATGATACCACTCAAAATCATAACTATAAAAGATACAAATGCAAGTAAGTAATTTTCATTACCCATACAAGCACCTTTACAATCATCGATAAATCCTACCGCACCAAGTGCTGATAGAAAAAATATTATTGCGTATAAATGTTTCATATTAACCTCTCTGTTATTTTAAATATAAAGGACCTGTCCATTGAATATGGTAGTTTCCCTCTAATACGTTTCCTCTGGCTGCATTTAAAGCAGGTTTGTTATAACCCGCAGCTTTAAAGATATCACCTTTTTTAAATCTATCATTATCGTGAATATTAACAAACGCAAATACAGAATTGTCTCTCACAATCTTGATATACTTTTGTCCAGCTTTTACTTTGATCTTATTATCCCAACCATCAACTTGTTCTTTTGCATAACCTGATAACTCTTTGCCACCCATAGTAGACCATTTAATATAGTCCTCTTTGGCACCGTTCATCATGTTATCAACACCGTTGAATAGTGTTTCTGCCGTTTTTTCTACTTTGTACATATTAACCTCTCTATTTAATTGTTATTGTATTAAAAAGACCTTTGAATAAATCAAAAGTAATTTTGTTATTAGTATCAAAATGAAAAGAATACCCGTCATCATACAGGTTCGCAAAATCTATGTCATTGTCTAATAACGTGTTCCTAATTCTATCTAAATCAAAAACTTTGTTTTTAAGAACTAAGTTCATTGTCTTATGTATTATTGATATTTTCATAACCTCTCTCTATTGTTTATTCTTAATAATAACACATAGGGGGTATATTGTCAAGGGTGTTATTCAAAAAAAGCACTCTGAAAAGCCGTTGATTTTCCTACATTTCCTATAAGTTGTATATTCCAAGATACAGATGTTCTAGTTTTGTTCCCCTTTAATACGGGCACCCAATGATATATCCAACTAGGAAATAGATAGATTCGGTTAGTTCTAGACCCATATGATAATACTGTTGCATTATCTAAATTTACTTTCATAGATGGTTGTATGACATTTGCCTGTACTCTAGGGTCTGCAAACATGATGCCAGAGGTATCCTCTGCGTCTGCATACCATACACCACTCCAACTATTATTGCTATGTGTGTGAGGGGCATGATACTCACCTGGTTTTAATACATTTGCCCACATATCTGAAATACGCATATCATCATATTCGTATTGTAAAGTTTCTAATATTTCTTTATTTGCAAGTTTAATGTATTCTGCAAATTCTTCAAAATGTTTTCCACCTGATTGATGTAAATTTGGTCTTGATTGCCAATTTGGTATGTGTGGTTCATATCCTAAATTGATTGTATCTAAAATTTCTTTATGATTTGGGAAAAAATTTTCACACGAAAAAATGTGTGTAGGAAATACTTTTTGGTGTTCTAGTCTGCCTGAACAATATGTCATTTACATAATCCATGTCATAATAGTGTAACGATTGCCTTCGGTAACTTTTTTAACTTCATGGTCATACATAAAGTTACTAGGGAAAACAATTACTGAACCTTTTTTAATTTCTGGTTTGTATGATTCATCCAACATCATAAACTCACCACCTTTGTAATTATCATTTAAAAATAATAGTGATGTTAAATGTGGATAACCATATTGTTGTCCATGACTTCGATAGATATTATCCACGTGGTTTCTCATGAACCCACCTTCTGCATAATGATTCATTCTAAAAGCTGTATATGCCGTAGGTGTAATACGTGTATGTATTTTGATATACTCGTCAACTGCTGATCTAAATGTTTTCTTTAGTACATCATGATATTGATCTTTATCTGTAATCCAATATTCATTCATAGCGACTTTAGAAATCGCACCAGTGTTTTCTTTGTTGTTAGAAAACGTTGACGGATTCCATAAAGCATTTTGATTAAAAAAACTTACTATTGAATCACATGCCTTTGATGTAAGTTTATCGTGATAAACTTCTATATAATCAGACCTAGTTGATTTCTTCATTAGTTTCAAACTTTTCATTCTTAATTGTTTCTTTCAAATAATCTAACAACCAAGGGTTATCTACAAATACTGTCATTAATCCGTTTGTCATAGTATTAACAACTTTTTCTTCACCGTCATTAATTTTTTCTAGAGATTTTAACATACCATATTGGTATGCGATACCATGCATAATTTCATGTATAACAGTATTAGCACCGTAGATAGTATCAAGTGTACTAGATTTTAATCCTATCTTTTTATCTTTTGCAAAGAATTCACCCTCTGCTTCTTCGGTTGATGAAAAAGTATCTGGCCAAAAATCAAACTCATACTTTTGATATCCAATCTTGACCGATTTTTTATCTCTGATATTCATTACTTTAATTGTGGATTTACAAAGTCATCGTTCCAATTAAATGCTTCTTTAACGACATCTTTGCTCAAACCTTTATATATTTGATGTAGTTTTTTATCTTTAGCTGCTACAATCAACTTAGCTTCTGATTCATGTAATCCCTCTAACATTTGAATAAACATTGCTTCTTTTTTTGTTCGAGGTGTAGTTCCGTCACCACCTTTAATAAAGTGATATAACTTCTTAGCTTCAGTTGCTAGTCTTGTATGATCTGTTCCTGCTGGAGCATCATTTGGCATAAATGGTACTTCACCTTCTGGCATTGTCCATTCTATTTTAGGGTCAAACGAAGATTTAATTACCATTCTTAAAGATGCGTTATTATGCTCTCTTAAAATTGATACTTTTTGTGCTTTTGTTTTTGCTTTATGAACCTTGTCAAGCACTTCAGAAAATAATAGTGTTGCTGAACTATTATCCATAACCTGATTCATATTGTTTCTTATTGGTTCTTTTGACATTAAAAGTCTCCTATTGATTCAGTTAACTCTTTTAATCTATTCTCAATAAAATAAGTTAACAATTTACTTTTGTCGCCATGTTTGGCTTCTTGAAATGTGGTCTTAATATTTTCTGAAATTTCACTAGGAATACATTCTAAATCAATGAGAGTTTTATTTCGTTCATAGTTACGAATTACATTATCATTGACTATCTTACCTGTAAAATCGCCGTCTTTCCACGCTTCAATTTTTTTCTTACTTAAAGGTTTCTGTCTTAAACCTTCTACAAATACATCGTCATTTGACAATACATTTGGCACACCATCAGACGAATCGCCTTTAAGTATGTGTACTCGTATATAGTCTGCCGGGTCTTCCCCATTTACATATTTCTTTAGTATTGGACTATATTGGGTAACGTTAGAATATTTTTGTAGTTGAATAAAATCTTTGTCACCAGATACAATTATAATTTTTTCATTTGGATATTCTTTAACCAAAGTAGCAATTACATCGTCTGCTTCTGCACCATGCACTTCTATATTTTTGTATGGAAAGAAATCAGATAGTTCTTGTTTAATTTTATTTAAACAATTAAAGATAGACTCCCAATCTTTACCATCTTTGTCTCTACTCTTACGTCTATTCTTTTTGTAGTGTGGAAAGTAATCTCTACGCCAATAATGTTTACTATCCCATGCTAAAACTAATTCGCCATAATCTTTTACGAATTGAGTTCTATACATCCTAACCGAATTCAGAATCATATGTCTTACCATATTTTCATCTGGTGTATCGGTCTTATCCATATTCAATTGCATCATCAAACTAGCAACGCTAATTTGATTCATATCAAGGATAATCATTTTTACCTACCTAATTTTTTACTACGCCCCATCGGTACTTTGACAGCACGAGCAATTTCATTTCCTTTTTTATTTATGTACTCAACGTTAATAAAATTAACAACTTTTAAGTCTAGTTTATTTTGTATTGATTTTACTGCTTTTTTAAATGATAAGGCCTCAATTTTTTCGTCAAAACCTACGTCATTGTAGAAGTGATATTCTTTATTTTTTGGCATATAAGTCTTTCAATATTCTTTTTAGTGTTTTTATATCTAAGACATTATAGTTAATTTCTACCCCTTTGTCAAGGGTAGAATCTATCATTATTTTTTTAATGAAATCTTGTATTGGGTGGGTATATCCTAAAGTTAACATAATATAAGACTTAATTACTTCATTAACAAATGGTAGATATTTTTGAAATTCTTGTTTATCAAGGGGTACTCTATTATCTGTAAAAGAAGTTATCATCTTGACGCACATTGCTTCAGTTAGTTCATCGGTAAATACAAAATCAGCAGCCATCTTCTCTTTGGCTGCCCAATCTTTTTTACTACCTTCTGCTCTCTGTTTTAATGTTTGTGTAAGAGTCCAAGGCCCCTTAATAACATTGTTTGGTATTTTAGTATCCTCGCTCACGAAGTTGTTTTGCTCTTTCTCTTTTGTAATTTCTAATACCTTGTTGTTTTGCTAGTCTTCTTTTTTCAGATGGCTTTTGAAAAACTTGCCTATCTTTATATTCTTGTAAGATACCAGACTCCTTAATAAGTCTTTTAAATCTTTTCATTGCCTTAGTCATATCTAATTCTGTGTCACCACGAACAGTTACCATAAGACCTTCATCTTTAGGAAATTTTTTAAATTCCTTTTTCTTTTTATTACCATTAAAACTATTAAATGATTTAAATTGTTTTCTGGGTTTGTTTTGTTCTTGTCTCAAGAGACCTCCTATTTGTTTTTATTTAAAATTTCTTCATT